TTAAATGCAACTCCACCAGCGTCAGATATAGATATAACTACACCAGCACTAGGCTGTGTGTTTGGAAATGCTGCATCTGTAGCAATAACTTCTAATCCACCAATAGGTGCTATCTGTGCAGCTACAAAATCTACAACAGCACCAGAGGTAGGAAACTTTGTATCATCATCAGTTATAGTTGTCTGTTTTGCCATACCATCTAACTGGTTTAGATCGGCAAGATCAGCAGTTAGGGCTGTACTATCAGCTAACTTAGAAGCTGTACCAGATTGCATACCAGCTAGTGTTGTTAGTTCTGCATCTGCAATCTCAGAAGTTGTAACTGAGTTAGCTGCAAGATGACTCGCATCAAGAGGACTACCAGCTATAAGACTTTTGATTTCTGTTACTGTTTGATCTGCGGTAGCACCAGCTTCTATACCATTTAATTTTGTATGGTCTGCGTCTGTAAATACATTAGAGTCTGTTGCTGACTCTACCAGCGTTCTTATCTCAGCAGCAGTTTGGTCTGCTGTTGCACTTGCTTCTATACCATTTAATTTAGTGTGGTCAGCATCAGTAAACACGTTGCTATCACTGGCACTTTCAACAAGAGTTCTTATTTCACTAGCGGTCTGGTCTGCTGTAGCCGCAGTTTCTATACCATTTAGTTTTGTATGATCTGCGTCAGTAAAGACATTACTATCTGTTGCACTCTCTACTAATGTTCTAATCTCTGCTGCTGTTTGATCTCCTGTCGCACCTTCTTCAATGCCACCTAATTTATCTGTAATTTCTTGTTGAGCAAATAAGACCTGATCTGCGTTGGTATCTAAATCTGTCTCTGTAAGAACACTACCGTCTTGAAAATCTACTTTCTTCGCACTTATATCTGTATCTCTTTGAAATTTAATAGCAACACCATTAGCAGGGGTGTTGCCAGAAGTAAAAGTAACTGTAGATCCGCTTATCGTATAGTGAGTGTCTAATGTTTTTAATACACCTGCTACTGTTACATCTACTTCGTTATTTGCTAAAAACGAAAAAGATATTGCAAAACTATTTGTACTTCCGTTTCCTGTATGATTCGTAGCTGTAGCTGTAGTGTTAGTAGCCATTAGACAGTCCTAAGTAAATCTTCTAATCCGCTAACGTTTTGTACACTAGCGTTTGTTGATTGCTCGTTCATAATACGTAAGCGTTCACGATTATTACCAGCTTCAACCCTATCATAAAAGTCATTTGATAAAAGTCCACGCTTTCTATCTATTAAAACATTTACAGCTTGCTCTTTGTAAGCTCTATAAAGTTGATTTATCATATTGTTCATATATCTTCTTTGTTGATTTTGAAACTCTACATATGACTCGTTATCAGGAAATCTATCATCTTGTGGTGTATTAAAGTTTTTCATAAATGTTTTAAATTCTGTAGTCTGTTGCAACTTATATAATGCCTGGCTAAATTGTAAATTATTTCCGTAAGGTGTATCTATTTTTATACTTGATGTAAGATTCTCTAGTGTATGTAATTCTTTAGATTTTAGGTTTACATTACTAACAACCATACTACTATTCTCACTAAGAATATCTGATACAGGTACTAATTTAAGATCATATTTTTTCAGTAGTATTTCATTAGGATCTTTACTACTTTGACTATATCTAATACCACCTACAAAAGGTATTGTTCCAAAGTTTTCATATGGTTTACCTGATAATGGATTTAGTCTTGGTGCTAAATCATTATTAATAGTGTGCATAACCATAGTGCCTAAAATATCTAATGAGTTCATCAAAAATGGTTTACGTTTTGTTTTTAAACTACCTAGATCGTTACCTGGAAATAAACCCATCATAAAATCTTCTTCATAATTACCAGCATCTACTTTGCTAATTTCTTGTGGATCTAATTCACCTTTTTCAATACCCATACCTTTGCCAATAAATTTACCATTTTCATATACTTGACCTAATGTAGATGTCCAATCTTCACCTCTAGCCCTACGTAAACTCTTTTTAAGACCTATAGGATATGCACCTATAGCTGCAATGTAGTTAGCTGGTTGTCTTAACCAAGACTCTAACCTTGTAGGATTATTCATTAACTCAAATAAATTACCTACACTTTGTATAAAATATTTATTGCTTAAATTATTTCCTACTAATACACGTAATGTAGCTGCTAAGTTTCTATCATCTTCTTCACCTTGAAACTTACTTACATTTGCAAAGTCAGAAGCAAGCATAAGTAATGATGCTATAGGTTCTAATCTAGAAATAAAATCTATATATACATATTGTGGACTACCATCTTCGTTTCTTACTACCTCACCAAACATACCGTTTGTTTTTTTTAAAAATCTAAAGCTATATGGTAGTTCTCTAAATCCAAATTGTGTTTGCCTACGCTTGTCAGGATTAAATGTTGTACCACCTCCAACTAATGCTATAGGTGCTTCTGGATTATCTGCTGCTATAGCTAATGTTACAAACGACCCTATTAATAAACCACCTGTAATACTTTCTCCGTTAGCTCTCATTCTTGTAGCCATGTCTGGACTAAATAATCTGTCATTATGTTCAGCTAATATTCTTCCTAATGTTGCGTTCATTTTAGGTTGTCCTGGTATAGATACACCTGCTCTTCTAATTACACTCTTACCTATGTTTACTGGTGTAGTAACAAAAGGTGCTATAGGTTTCATTATTGGATGCTTCATTATTGTTGCAACATCATTTGTAAACTTACCTCCACCAAAACCTGTAATACCACTACCACCTATTTGTGATGTAAATGTCTTATCCTGTGCAAAATCTATACCTCGTAAATATGCTTCTAAAATATCTTTGTTCTTTTTATCTGCACTAAACTTATGTTTTTCAACAATATCAAATACTCTACTTGTTTTTTCTTGTATGTATTTCTTCATAGCATCACCTTTTAGACCTTGCCTGTAGGCTTGCTCATAAAATTCACCTGTTACGTGACTTCTAAATGCAACGTTTTTTATAAGCTCGTCACCTGCTATAAGAAATCTAGAAGGTAATCTTGCAACACTACCTAACAAATTAATAGTTGCAATAAAAGGATTATTCATTTCATTGTCAAACTGCATTGCATATCTATTTCTTCCTCTCATTCCATCTTGCAAACCAAGCATATGATGTGGATCAATAATACTTTCTCCACCTCTAAGTGCCTTACCTGCCATTATAAAACTTTGTTCTAAGGTAGAAAACATTGCAGTAAACTCTTTTATTGCTCTACCTTTTAGTGCAGCATCAGCTATGCCACTACCTAAAAATAAATCTACAGGTGCAAGAGCAACGTTAAATAAAGAACCTATTGTGTTTACTATCTGTGTTTCTGGTGCAGATAAAATACTATTGATAAACAATTCGTTAGCAATACTGCCAGTTTTAAATAATGCTTGTGTTAAGGGTGCTTTTGCTATGAATCGACCAGCTTGTTTAGGATCATCTGCTAGTATCATCATTCTTCTTGCATATGTCAGTATGCCTTCTATATCACCACTATTTTGCATATCACTAATAGCTTTTGCTATCTCTTCTGGTTTTGGTAATAATTCTTCTTCTTCTATTCTTTTGAGTGTACCTGCAACTTGATTTTTTATATTGCCTTTAGGCAGCGTATCTTTCTTTTTTCTTCCTAGCTTTGTAGATATAGCACCTTCTGGTGGTTCTTTACCTACTAATTTTATTGCGTCTAATGTACCTGCAACTTCACTTACAACTTTTTTTGTAGGTGTATTAAATTTTATCCAACGATAAGAATCTAGTGCAACTTCATCTATAATCTCTTGTGGTATCTGTGATCCTGTAAGTGCATATTTTTCTAACTCATGTATATTAGTTTTCATATTACCTATAATCTCTTTTTGTAGATTTAAGGCTCTTAATAATTTAACTCTCAAACGTTTTGTTGGGTTGCCTGTATTCATAGCACCAGCAGCAGCAACTATATCCTTATATACGTGTTCTGGTAGCTCGCCATGTGCATAACCTATAGTCTCTGCATGAGTCATCCTAAAAGGTGCTTTAGGATCTAGATCTAATAAATTATCTGCAACTCTTTCAGCTATTGTTATTTCTTGACCATCACCATATAAATTACGATTAAATCTGGCTTTTATTCTTGGTCGTTTAAATCCTTTATCACCTGGCATTTTTGCGTTAAGAGTTGCTTCTAAATCTGTTGGCATTTTGTTTAGATTACGAAACTCTAGTGGGTATCTACTAAGTCTTTGCTTAAACATTCTTCTTTTATACATATTAAATATATTTTTTGTTTGTTCTAATCCAAGTACAGACCTAATACTTGCTAATGTATCTCTAAACATTTCTGCAACTATCTGTGTAACGTATTTGAATGTTCCTCTTGGTGCTAATGTTTCTAACTCCAATACATAATCTTCAAACATTTTTGTCATATTAACTGCAAAATATTCGTCAATATTTAAAAACTGATAACTATCACCTACAAATTTAAATTCTTTGTCGTAATACTTAGATGCAAGTCTATTAAAATTTTCTTTTGTAACTTTTACTGGACTTGTTATTCTTCCTGGCTCATTAAATGCTTCTAAGTTTTTTATAACTTGCATTTCTTGAATACTTGTTTTTGCTATAAATGCTTTTTTTGCAGCTTCATGGTCTTGTAAAAACTTGTTTCTAGCTCTAGCAAACTCTCCTGTAAGTTTTCGTAATTGTTTATCTGGTAGGTTTCTACTAAGACTATGCCACAACTCATGTATAAGCACTTCACTCATACGACCTTCTTTAATAGTTGTATTTCTTAGTTTTATAAGAGACTTATTAAAATTATAATTACCTAAAGTTGCTCTACTTAGAGTTGCATCTTGTTCTAATACAATATCGTCAAATGCTTCTCTACCAATAAAATTAAGAAAATCTCTTATTTCATCTACTTCTTCTAAACCTATAACTCTATCTCTAGCTAAATTATTAAGATACCTTTCTGTACGTTCTATACCTCTATAACTACGTAGTCCTTCTATTCGTTCTGATACTCTTGTAAATGCCTGATCTTTACTTTGTTTAAATGTAAGCAAAGGTTGTTGTCTTAATAAATTATCTAAACGCTGGTTATTTAATGTACCTTCGCTAAGTTCTTGAAATATTTTTTGTGTAAAATATTCCATTGAATCAGCATCAGGTTCAAAATCTAATGCACCTTCAGCATATACAAGATCACCTCTTACAATCAAATCTTCTACTCTTCTTGCAACTCTATCTAGTTCTGTAATTTCATCTGCCATTTCTTTTGGTACAAAACCAGCAGTTTCAGTAACATTTGCATTATTAAGAATATCTATTTGTTTTTTAAAAAATTCTAAACGTTTTGGATTTGCTTTTATATCTTTTAATAGTTGTATAGTTCTACTTCTTATCTGCTCCTTACTTAAAATAGTAGGTGGCATAAATTCATCCATAGTTCTTCTTATAACCTGACTACCTTGATCTGCTAAAAATAAAGCACCATTACCTGTTGCTTTTACACCATAACCAATAGGTTCTAATACAAGTTTTTGTGCAACCTTAGAACCTCCATAACCTAAAACTTCACCAAATACACCACCTGCTAAAAACTGTCTAAGTTTTGCTACACCTAAATCTTCTGTTCTTGTTTCGTCAGCAGCTAATACCTCAAATAATGGTTTTGCAAAATCTAGATATGGTGTATCTATATCTATAAGAAAATTAAAAAAGTTTTCGTCATAAGCATCTATAGCTATGGTCTCTGCAATACTACCTGCTACAAAAGATCTAAAGGCAGGGTTAGCAAGTCCTAGACCATTTACACCCTTTAACATTTTCCAACCGCTAAGAACCTTTCCTGTCTTGCTTAGACCTGCATATGGAAGTAAAAACCCTGCTAAGAATTTTGTAGTTTGATAAGCAAAATCATCTTTATCATCTTCAAGTTCTAATCCTAAGTCTTGTAGTGCATATAAATTATCTGGTGTCCTATCTCCACCTATATATCGACCTATTTTATATAGCTCATTCGGTATGTTTGCTATACCTGCTATTGATGCTCTTGCATATTTGTTTTCTCCTAATACTGCAAACTTTCTATCTGTAGCTGCATGATCTATACTTCCATCTTCTTTTCTTACAGCAAATTTATTTCTTTCTTCTTGTGTTAATTGAAAACGTAAATTACTAGGAAAGGTTTTTTCTAGTACAGATAATGGTCGTATGTTTTGCTCAAACTCTGCAAATAAATCTTTTTGATTAAATTCACCTCTTATAATATCTGACTCGTTGTTTCTTACAACAGATCTACCTATCTGTGGATTTGTATAGTTGTTGTTTTTGTAATCTAAAAATGCGTCTTTATCAAAACCTTCTTCCGTATCATTTTCATAACCTATAATCCTACCTCTTCTGTTTTTTATAGCTTTACCTTTCGGATCTGTACCTTCTATTTGTAAACTATTGAGTTCTATATTTTGCTTATTATCTTTTGTTAACTCTTCAATAGGAGCTATATTAGATTCTGCTGAATCTGTTTCATCAATATTAGGATTAAAGTTTGGGTTTGAGTTTGTCATTAGCCAGGTGGTGTACGGTCAGGAATAAATGCTTTGTATGAATTGTTTTTATATGCACTCCACGCTTTTAATCCATTTTCTCCTCCTCCACGTTCATCATATAATGCTTTAGCTGCCATAACATTAACAATAGGATCATATAATTCTTCTATAGAACTAATACCAAATAATCTTAACCTTTGCTCTTTAAATCTATCTTCCATATTGATTTGAAATAATCCTATAGAAAATTCACTTTCTTTATTAGGATCAAGACCAGACTTAACTGTATCTATTGTGGCATCACCTCTAGATTCTGCCATAGCTACTGCTGCTAATATTCTTGCTTCTCTAGGACTAAACCCTACTTCTAATAACATTTCTTGTATTTTATTCTGTGGGATTTTTGTTACATCAACGTCTTTTATCATTTTTGTCAGTCTTTGTTTGACATTATTTTTTTCTGTAGGACTCATAGCAATTAATGATCCTTCTTTACCTCCTAAGTTTGTAGTTACATCACTACGTATTTTTGACCTGTTTTGTATGTCATTTAGATCAAAACCAGGTGCAGTTTCTACTTCGCTAGGTATGTCTGTTTGTACATTGTTAGTTTCTAACGGTGTTTGTATTTGATAAATTTCACCTGACATTACATTTTCATAAAATGTCTTACCATCTTTTTGTACTGGTTTTATAAGTTTTTGTTGTTGTAATCTTTGGAATACTGACTGAGATATGTTTTTAACATATCCAGTATCGTCAACAGGGTCTTGTTCAAATACGTTTTTATTGTTTTCTATAAGTGGTTTATCACCTGTAGTTGTTTTTATATCTACAGGTTCGCTTGACGCATATACATTACCATCATCATCTACATAACTACCAGCACTAAATTTAACAGATCCATTTTCTATCAACGTTTCTAATACTTTGCGTGGTACCTTAACAGCCTTATTTGTATCAGTTAATTCTACTTCTGCATTTAAATTTTCTTCTTCTTCTACATTCTTACCTTTATTTACAGTTTCATTTATTTCACTATTGTCGTTTTCTATTTCTATAGTTTGATTATCGTCAAATGTGCCATCTACATTATCATTAGATCTTGGTTGGTTATCAAATACTGCTCTACCTTCTTTTTGACTTGCTTCTGGATTAAATGTAAGACCTTTTTGTGCTGCAATATTAGCTGTATTTTGATCTCTAATAGTATTAGATCCTACTCCTATAAACTGTGGGATTCTTGTTTGTCTATCTTCTTCTCCTGGTAAAGTAACGCTTTGTATACCTTGCTTATCTGTTGTAGCAGAAAATGTATTTGGAATAGGTATTTTAGTAACGTCATACATATATACAAAACCAGGTATTTTTTGTGCTTCTGTATATAAAAGATTACCTGTTGCTACTTGTGCAGACAATAAAATATTTTGTTTGAAAGTATCAAAATCAACAGCATCATGTCCATAAAAATATAATCCATCATCATCTTTTTGTACTTGCAAACGACTGAAATAATATTGTCTAATTAATTTATCTGTTTGTATTGTGAATTGATTTATCTTTTTTTGTTCAAAATTAGAACCATATTGACCAAGACCTAACACACCAAAATAAGGGTTAGTAATTTTATATATATCTGTTCTTGTATCGTTTATACGGTCTGCTATAGTTTTATGCTTCGCTATATCTTCTCGTACTTTATCTATCATTTCATAGGCTTTATCGTCTAACGTGGGGTGATTTGCCTGTATCTGTGCTAGTAGATTATATAAAATACCTGTATCTTGTGATCCATATCCATAGCTCATATAATTTTTTAGTTTTTCTAAATCTGTTTTTAACTCACTATTATCTGCATAACCTCTTTCGTTTACCTTATCTATAATACTTCTATATTTTGTTTGTAATTTCATAAATTCTTGTTGTACTTCTTCTCTTGACCTTGTAGTAATAATAGTCTTACCATCTACCTCGTCAGTCTTATACCATATATTTTCCATGTCTTTATCAAATTCAATATTTGCAAATGTATTACCTAACTTCTGTCTGCCTTCTATTCTTTTTCTAGCGTTATCGTCAAAATTGTACTGAAACTTTGCATACTCTTCTTTAAATTCTGGATGATTTACTAATGTACCGCCATCATTGCCATATCTTATAAGACTTGCCATAACAACAGGAAAGTCTCTTGCTACTTGTTGATCTGCTGGATTGCCACTACTTGCTAATAATTTTGCATTATTAATAATAGATTTAGATATAACGTCAAATGTTGTCTTTGCGTTAGTGCCTGTAAGACCTAAATTTCTAAGTCCTGTTGCATAATCTTCTACTATTTTTAGTGCCTCTCCATATGCTTTACGGTTAGGATCTACGTCAAACTCAAAAGTACCATCTTCTATTTGTTGTAACTCTATTGGTGTGTATGGTTGTATGTCTCTATATTTAGAATATGTAGCTGCAAATGCTGTAACAACTTGCGTTGACTGTGTTTGTATTTGTGTAATTTTATATTTTCTATGTTCCTTTATGTGATGATTTGCGTTATTAAAAACGTGTTCTTGCATCTTTGGATAAAAATGCTTGTTAAGGAAAGCTGGTCTTACATCAGTTAATTTATCTGTATGTTTTTTTACTATGCCATCCCTCCATGCCTGGACTACAGGATCGTTAGGTGCAAAAGCATTTATAGGTTTTTCTTTTGTTTCTCCTGTTTCTTCATCTACATATGGCAAAAGTGTATTTGTATAACCATTATCTAGTGCATTTTTTAATGACTGTTGACCTAATTGTGCTTTCGTTCTTTCATATTGTCCTTGTATAAACATACTTCCACCAATCAAATTATTAGCAGCTATATCACCATTTTTCTTTCTGTAATTATCTACAACATTTAAAAAACCACCACTATCTACAGTTTCTTCTATTGCCATCCTTTGTCCTTCTGCCTGATCTTCTGCAATTCTTTCTTTTATATTTTGCTCTATTAATTTATTTAATCCTGGATTTATTGTTGATAATGCACTAGCAAGTTGACCTATAGCATCTTGTGTATTTACAGGAGCAACTCTACTTTGTTGTACAAAAGTATCTCTAGGTCTTGTTCCAGATTTAAATTCTGTTCCTATGTAAGAGTCTGTCATGCTAATGCCTTAAGGGTTGTGTAATCTTGTAAACCTTGATTTGCTGCTGATGCAATAGTATCTAGTAGTGTAGGTGCTTTTTGTGCGTTCATATACGCTTGATTTTGTAAATCGACTTGTTGATTTCTTCTACTATCTCTTTTAGCTTCAAATGCTTGTACATCCCTAGAATATTGTCTTACTTGTGTGTCCATAGTTTGTGTTATTGCTTCTCTAAGATTAGCAGCTTGGTTTTCTGCATCTTGTAATAATAAATCTATTGTAAGACCTGATCTTTCTGTTGCTCTTATTGCTGCTCTAGCTCTCATACCTTTTATAGTGGCTGTTAATTTTTGTTGTGCTGCACTAGCTCTTTCTTCTTTTAATCTAGATGCTGTGGCTTCTACTTCTCTAGAAAATGCAAGGTCAGCAGCCTCCGCACCTCGTCTTGCAGCTTCGTATGCGTATCGTGCTTGTTGATTTGCAATTCTTCTTTGTTGTATGCCACTAAATAATTTTGTACCAAAATTTAATGCTTGTCTTGCCATAAATGGTTTTGCAGCAGAACCTAAACCTAAAAAGCTACTACTTACTAATGGTGCAGATGCAGCAGCAGCAAAAGGTATAGCAGGTGCAGCAGCAGCAAAGGCAGCAGGGCTAAATATTGAAGTTGCAGCAGGTAAAGTTATGGCAGGTGCAGCTAATAAAGGTGCAGCACTAAAGGTAGTACTAAATGCAGCAGCAGATCCAAGACTTGCACCAGCACCAACACCACCAGCAACAGCAGGTGCAGCAAAAACACACATTATACTATCCTCATAAATTCATAAAAAGGTTGTTTTTGATAACCAAACTCTTTATGTAAATTTATAAAATTAAAATTCATAGATCTCAACCACTTAATAGCATTTGTATTTTCTTTATACACATAATTATATAAATAATCGTGAGTTTTTAATAAACTATCAACCCATTCCTTACCTTTTCTAATAAGTTGTATTCTATATTTTTTTGTTGCATATAATTCATCTGTAGCAACAAACCATATACATTTGTTAGCTGCAACACCACATAATCCCATAGGTTGATCGTTGTCACCTGCAACTGTCATAGTAATATTACTGCATAAATAAGTATAAGCTACTGCATCTTCTGGACTTTGACCACTCTGATAAAATGCTTCTACTTTGTCTATAACTCTCATGTTTTTAATAACATAATCTAAATCCTTGTTATTAGACTTTCTTAAATAACCCATTATATCCTTCTACTCCTTACGTGAAACTGTGCTTCGTATTCTGCACTAGCTAACTGTGTAGGTAAAAACGTATCATTTTTAACGTCTATAGTAACCCTATCTGCTCTACTCATAACAGGAAATTTAAATGTACCTGTTTCTAAATTTATCTGACCTATAGCACTAGAAGCTGCTCCTAAAAATCTACCAGTAAATTTATGAATACTTGTATCTCTATTTTGTGGTGTAACTTCTACTTTAAAAAATCCAGTATCTTCAAACTTAAGATAAAAATTACGTAATTGTAATCGACCACTAATTACTTCCCCTTGATTACTACCTCCACTACTTTGTGTAAGTCTTTGCGTACTAAATCTATAGTGCATTTCGTATGGTTCGCCAATTATAAATTTACTATTTCTATAATCACCACTTATTGTAATTGTAGAAGTAGATCCGTCTGTAGCATTAGCAGTCAATAAAACTTGTCCAGGCTTAAGATTTTTTGTATTGCCTTGTGTATCTACAAATGTGCTAGTTTCTCCTGTATTAAGATATCTACCTACTACAGTCATTTTTGCTCTTAATCTGTATGGAACTGTAAATGTAGAAACATCTGTACCTGAGTTATATGAAACACTTACACCAGTAGTAGCTTCTGTAACCTTATGATCTAAATGATATTCAAAATCTGCATATGTTTCTCTAAAATTTGCTTCAAATGGTATTTTTTCTAAGGTAACTTTATTAGCTTCTTCAAAAACTATAAACATATCTGTACCTATAAAATCAATATTTTTTATGCTTCTACTTGCATTAAATGTATATGTTGACCAAGAATTTAGTATTTTTCTATTGTTATCTCCTATCAACCATCTATTTACATATAACTTATTAGGATTATCAGAACCAAGTAATACTAAAACATCTTCATTAGTAGATACTGCAAACTTAAATATATTTACTGGTATAAGTCTTGGTACGTGTATAGTTATGTTTGCTGCATCTTTTATAGCTGCATTTTCTTGTGTTATATATTCTCTAACACCTGCAAACTGCCCTTTATCTGTTAAATAATATATAGAACTACCAGAACCTACAGGTGCAACAAGATCACTACTTTCAAACTCTGTTGCAACTATAACGTTAGCTGTTTTTGGTGTTAATGTATCTGATGAAGTAGCTAGTACAAATTGTGTTTGATCTGAAAACAAAATTAACTGTTCACCCATAGTTACTGCGTTCTTAAGTATCGCAACTTTTGTATGAGAAGCAGCAACGTCAATAGGATCTGAATCTACAACAGTTAAAACTGTTTCTGGAAAAAAGTTAAAAAACTCACTTACTCTTGATAAAACAACATTGTCATCTGCAAGAAAACCTAATCTATTTCTAAAGAAAAATACATTATTTATATTTGTACCTATAAAAGAAGAGTTAGGTGCTGACTCTAAATCACCTACAGTTCTTTCACCCCATTTAGGTAATGTAAAATCAGTTCCAGATATTGTATATGTATCTCCGTCTACTCTTGCAAATCTAAAATTACCATCTGCCTGACGTATTAAAACGTGTGGCATAGTGTCATAGTTATATTTAAAAGTTATGCCAGCTTCTACTGTTTCTTCCCATTGACCTTCTTCTAATGCGCCACCGTTATTCGTAACAAACTTAACGTAATAATTATCAAAATTAGTTGATTCATCACCTTTAACTTCTACTACCATGCCATTTGGCGATACTGTAGGTAAATCTGTAAATCTTTGTACTGAGTTTTTAACTACCGTAAGATGTGAATTACCTTGCGTATCAGTACCGTCTATAGAAAAATTACTGCCATCATTTTTCTTGATATGTAATACAGCACCGTTTTGTGCAATAGTAAATCCTGATAATCCTGATAATCCGTTTTTTAAAGTTGTAGCAACTGTTGTTGTACTCAAAGCACTATCATTAGTTGTATCATGTGTTGCTGTAGTGCCATCTACTGTCAAAGTATATGTAGTCTTATCTGAGACTTGATTTACAAATACAACAGCTTGCGTAATATTGCCAGGAGACAAAGTAGTGTCCATAGCTGCTGTAACGCTAGTATTTACAACAAATGTGAAATCAGCAATAGTAACTGTTTTTATTTGATCTCTAGGATTAGATGTATTTAGATATGTTGTACCGTCAGGTTTATTTACAGTCTTTTCTGTGCCATCAAGCTCATAAACTTTTACGTTGCCATTACTAAATATCGCTATATATCTTTCTGTTGTATCTCTATTTATGGTTTGTATATGTACATTACCTAATGTAGATGAACTGATAGCAGTAACAAACTGAGAACCACTACGTTTTGTTAATCCTTGTACTGGACTACTGTTTGCATTATCTTGTAAATCTGCATGGTCAGCTTGTTTTGTCGCATCCGCAGCTTGTGATATACCTCTTAATAAAGTAGGTATAGCTCTAGATACAAGTCCCATAGTTACCTAATCAATGCTTTATGTGGCATAAATGTACCAAATCTACCTGATATTGCTGGATCTCCTGTGAAAACATTATGATCTGCAATACTAGCATCAGAATCTAATAATACTGCTCTTGCTCTTACTTCGTCTTGTTGTGTATATCCACGTAATCCATCATCACCTAAAACTCTATCTATAAAAACTCTTGCAGCTTTTAGATTTATATATCTTCTTGCTGGTTCTGGTAATTCATCAAACGCTAAAAAATATACTATTTCAGCTTTAAGATCTTCTGTAAAAGAAAATGTATGATTTTTTCTATCGTATAATTTTAAACCTCTTTGTACAGGATCTATATCAGGATGATTTGCAACGCTTACATCTACACGTAAAACATTTGTAGGTAAGGCAACACTATTACCTGCATCCCTAGTAAGAACTACGTCATATTCATAATTAAATGACCAACCTTCACTCTGTATTTCTTTACTAGCTTCATTAAGAAAACTTTGTGCCTGTCTTGCATCAACTGGTAAAGTGCCTGTAAGAGAGTTTATAGGTGCTTCTCCTACCGCACTTAACATTACGTTAATTGCTTCTAATTCTGTGGTAGCTGCTACTGTCATCTTTTCTTAGCAGTCTTAGCTGCTCTTCTAAAGTTAGCTGCCGTAGGCGCACCTTTGGATCCTGGTTTTCTCATTTTTTCACCACTACCAGCTTTTATACGCTTTCTTTTTGCATGGATGTTTGCGTATAGACCAAGTTTCTTTTTAGGCATGGCTACATTTTTTTAACTTTTTTTTTAGTTGTTTTAGTAGTTTTTTTGGTTTTTGGTCTGCCAACCTTACTACCATAAGTTCCTTTACCTTGTGGCATAAAAAAAAGGGTATCTAATAATAAGATACCCCATTTTTGTAAATTAGGAAGCAGATAATTTAATTGTTGCTGCTGCTTCTGGTCTTAGGATTCCATGACCAAGAGCATACTTAGCAACCATTAATGTACCTTGATACATTAAGTTGTAATCTGATCCTGAGATCTCAGTTGTCATATCCATTAATTTAACTGTACCAACAGCAGATTTATGGAATACAAGTCCAATAGTTTTACTATCGTCACCTGAATAAGTGTTGTTCGCACCACTTGGGTTAGAAGATACGTTACTCTGAGGCACGTTGTTAGACATCATTACAGGCATACCAGCAATTTGCTGAACTCTACCTGATGCAAATGAACCGTTACCGCCTGGGTTAAAGTCAACATCTATTGTTCTTGTTGCTGACTCTGCAAGTTTGTAATACTCAGCAGGTGGTAAAACTACAAATCTATCTGTAGTAGGAATGTCTCTTTCATCAAATGTCTGAGCAATGTCATAAATAGCTGCTGCTAACTCGTCACCAGTAACGTTTGCTGACGCAGTATTACCAGAAGCAAGAGTTAGAACAATACCTCCATTACCACCACTAAGAGTAGTAGAAGCTCTAGAAGCATTTGCTATTACCTTTGCTACGTTCTGATCGTATGTTCGGGCTAAAGCCTTTCCCAATTCAGAACTATAGGTTTGTCTTACATCGTAGTGATTTTTAAGACTGTCTATGTCCGCTACAAAAGCCTGTGATATCAATAGATCATCTATGTTAATGATCTTTTCGTTAGCTTTAATTTGGTTTGCACCTACCAAAGGTGTTCCAACTGTATGATACGCTGCTGTAGCTGTACCTAATACAGGGAATTGCGCTGATTTTCCACTCGCAATAGAACGAACGGTGTGCATTGATTCGTTGAAAATATTATTCTCAGCGAATGAAGTTAGGATCTCACCTGAAAACGTTTTAAGAAACAGAGCATCAAAATCTGTTCCAGTATTGTTTACAAGACCGAGCCTTGATACTGTGGCGTTAGCCATTTTTTTAGTAATAATAAAGGTTTACAGACTTCTTATCCATGACGTAAAAGTGTTATCAGACGTATCTGGCACTTTTAACTTACAAATCAACCCTGCTAAAGGTCGAAATGGAAGTGAAGTTAGTTGAATTATAACAAAAACTTATATAAGGTAAAGTAAATCGTTATTTTAGTTATGCGTCTTTCTAAAAATCAAAAAACAAAACTAGACAAAAACAAAGATGGTAAAATATCTGCAAAAGATTTTGCGTTGCTAAGAAGCAAGAAAAAGAAAACTACAAAACGTAAAACACTATAATGGATATACCTGAGATTAATCTACCTGATACGGATTATATCTTAGTACCACCTAAAACAATTTTTTATCCACCTGTGGCAGAGATTCCGTACCTAGACCCTGTACTTCTTCCAAGTTTGGAACAGGTAGAGTCGGGTTTGGGAGGTCAGGAATCTTCTGCTGAAGAAGAAAAAGCATCTTCAACGGAGGAAGCGTTAGAACTAACACCAGAGACAATACCGACAAACCTGCCAAACACCAAAGAAACTTTATCAACTGAAGAAGCTATAGCTACTTT